TTCTTTAAAGTAGTTTACAGACGTCATACAAATTTTGCTATGGAGAATATCCAGCAAACATTTTCTGGAAATCCTACCTTTGGTCAGCGCGCTACCGCTATTGTGTCACGTAATGGTGATTTAATTAATTCTGCCTATTTATATGTTTCTTTACCATCTTTATCAGATGCGAATTGGAAGCAGGTTGGTACAAGTGTATCCGCAAGCCAAGGTGGACCAGATAAGCCAAAACTCTGCTGGACAAATTTTGTTGGTTTAGCTCTAATACATTCCGTAACCGTCGAAATTGGTGGTCAAGAAATCGACAAACATTATGGTCTATGGATGTATGCGTGGAAAGAATTAACAATGTCGTCCGAAAAAGTAGATGGGTATAAACGTATGGTTGGAGCGACTGATAACAGTGGATACTTATTATACGGTAATGGCGACCAAGAACAAGTGTTACATATTCCACTCGATTTCTGGTTTAATATTAATCCTGGCTTATCTCTACCATTAATTGCTTTACAATATCATGAAGTTCGGTTCTTATTTAACTTCCGACCTATTTCAGAATTACTACTACTTATTGATATTTCTAATGGTGGTACTATTGTTGATAAAGCAGATTGGCAGATAGACAAAGCAATCTCAGCTCCCCAGATAGACTTATTTATAGACTATGTTTATCTGGACACCGATGAGCGTAGACGTTTTGCGCAAATGTCTCATGAATATTTAATTGAACAAGTTCAAACATATGAGACAACAGTAGATTTAAAAACTGGCGGACAGAAACCAGTAAAACTAACATTTAATCACCCTTGTAAAGAATTAATTTGGTTATTTCAGAGAGAAGACAATGCTGCTGCAAATGACTGGTTTAATTTTGCCAATGCGGGTCCAGGGGAAGAAAAATTAGGTCCTGATATTCTACAATCCGCGGTTTTAACATTAAATGGACATAGACGCTTCAATCCACCGCGTGGACCATTATTTTTCCGTCAATGGCAACCATTCATTCATCATACCAATATACCTGATTCTAATTTATATTTATACTCATTTGCTCTACGTCCCGAAGAACACCAACCATCTGGAACTTGTAATTTCTCTCGTATTGATAACACTTCATTAGAACTTTTATTAAGTCACGGTACACCAACATCACCAGTATTACCAGACTATCTACTTACACAGTCGGAGGTAGCTTTACTTACAGTATTTGCTCGCAATTACAATGTTTTAAGAATTATGAGTGGTATGGGTGGTTTAGCTTACTCCAATTAAATTATAAAATTTATATCATCGATTTTTTTGAACTATATACTAAGGTCATGTTATCTAAATTAAACAATGACGGAATTAATTTTATAATATCTTTATCTTTAATATCAAGATACATATTAGAAAATTCTTCAAATTCATTTATATTATCTTCACATTTGTTAAATAATTTATTTATGTAAATATTTTCATAATACATAACTTTTTCTTCTATATTATTTTTATTTAATATAATTTTATGATTTTTTTTTATACCTTCTAAAAAGTCATTGTCTATTTTTAAAAAACATGTTTTTATTATTTCAATAAATTTATCAATTGTTTTTTTAGAATTATTATTAGAAACATTTAAAGTAACCAATATACTTGTACCACAATAATTCATACTTGGTTCAATTTGAATTCCGTAAATTAAATTCTCTGTGGCACGCAAAGAATCCATACATTTATTTTTAATATATTTACATGCTATATCCACTATTATATTATTATAAATTGTATTTTTAATAATACTCGGAAATCCGATTATAATGGTTGTATTTTGAATATTATTATTTTTAATAAAAAAAGCTTCTTTATTAAGTGTGAAACAATGTGACATCGAATCACTTGTTTTAACTGTATTTCCCTGTTGTTTATTTTTTAATAAATTATTAAATAAATTTAATACTAAATTTTTATTAAAATCACCATTAATCACAAATAATATATTATTATAGTATTCTTTATAAAATTTTTTTAATGTATTAGAATTAAATTTTTGTAAATTTTCAATTTGTTGTTTATAGTTAAAAAAATTTTTTAACCCAGGAAAGTTATAATAATTTTTAAATAAATTATCCAATAAATTTACAGAACTATTATTACTATTTGTTAAAAGTTCATTTAATACCGCATTTTTCTCTTTTTCAATTACATAATCATTGATATTATCAAAATTCAGTGTAGTTTCTACTATAAATTTAATTATTTTTTCTAAATCTGATTTTACACCCAACGCTAAATAATTAATAATATTAAGACCAGTCGAAGCATTCATTATAATACCTTTTTTATTCATTTCAGTAATACAGTCTTTTTCACATTGTGAATTTGAATTAACTAATACATGTTCTATTAAATGATTTATACCTAAGTTATCAATGGTTTCGCTAATATATCCCGTATCTATATAACTTTTAACAGATATATTTCCATTATCAGTATTTAATAATAAAATGTTGTATCCATTAATATTATATAATTGATGATTAATATCCATTATATAATATTAATAATTTAAATTCCATTTATTCATTCCATTTATTCATTTATTGTTCATTGTTCATCTCCCCAAGATTTACTTGGACTTTCTACAATTTTTTCATTTACCATATCATTCATTAATTCTCCAGGAGAAGTTGATACCGTACTATTTGGGCAATCGTTTCCATCTGGGGTATTCGATGTAATATTAACACCACCACCTGCACTGATACCACTTGGAAGTTCCTTATCATCAGTAATATCTACAATATCAGTTTCTTCTTTATCTACTTCTTCAACATGTTCCATTAGTTCACGTTTTCTTTCTTCGAAATACCCCTTTGCTTTTAATTGTGATTCGCGATGACCACCGATAATTTCATTCAGTTTTGAATCTAAAAACTTTTGTTCTATAAGTGTTGGGTCAGGTGGTACTAACAACCACGAATACATTTCAACTACAAAAATATCAAAGGTATCATTTAGTCCTTGTAGAATTGAAGCGTGTTTATTTGCTTCATCTAATGTATTAAATACACCTTTAATCTTAATACACACATTTTCTGCTTTTTGATTTCCACCAGGAGAAACTATACTAATTAAAGCATAATTCTGTCCATTCATTTTTTCTGTGTCTTTGTCTACATTTTCATTGAGTGTTAAACTTCTAACTTTTTTTTCTACTTGTTTATCTATTTTGTTTTTCTTTTCTTCACTAATTGGTTTAAACAATGGGTCAGTTTCTTCTGAATATTCTTTCTTTGTAGACATCAATATTTAACTATGTATTATTCTTTTAAATACATTTAAATACATTTAAATACTTGCTGTAAATTTCCAACCTAAATCGCAACAAATACCTTTCCATATTTTTTCTTGTTCAAATAATTTCTCACGTGATTTAAGCAATGGAAAATATATTAAATATTCATTCTTATTTAATAATTGGCAAAATTTATGTAAAGTATAAGAATAACTTAAAAAATTTTTTCTTTCTTTTGGACAATATTTTTTAAATGGTTCTTGGATTTTATCAAATAAATTTAAAAGAACATCATAAAATTGACTAGATATAGTTAAAGGTGGTTTATTTGTAATTTTACTTATAACATTTGGTATATGTTCATAATATTTATTTAGATTTAATTTTTTTAAATATTTTTTAATTCTTTCAGAAGTTATTTCATCCATGTTTGTTATTCTTTCTTTTTTAATTTCTTGTAATACCAAATTTATAACCGATTCAGGAATCAATGTAACCTCTTTTCCTTGTAATTGATTTAACCATTCTTTAAAATGATTTTTTCTTTGATATGAAAATGGTTGACTTATAGTTTCCATATTAGAATATTCATTATAATTCATATTTGAACTATTATATTCTACATAAGGTTCACACATTGCACAATTAGTACAAATAATAATCCCACCCTTAGTATCTATTTCAAAATTATTACAATTACAATTTTTACAATTAGTATTAGTATTAGTTTTAATTGGATGATTTATATTTAATACACATTTACTATAATATTTTTTATATTCTTCGCCTTTATTTGTTTTTCCAGTTTTTTTAATATATTGTAAAATATTAGAATCATCAACATTTGTATCTATAAATTCTTCACTTTTTATCTTTTCTTTATTTATTTCTATTTGTAAATTGTTATCATTATCTTTAAAATTTTCTAAAAAATCCCAAGCTTTATCGATATAATCCACTAAATCATGATTATTTTCTAATGAAATTATTTCATCTTCCAAAGTTTTAATATCATTTTTTAAACTATATAAACTTTTTACATTTTTAATAGTTTGATTTTTTTTATCTAAATTATCTATTATTTCACATTTTTGTTTTAAAAAATTTAATTTTTCTTTTTTGTTATCAATTGAATCATATTGATTTAATATACTTTCCATTTTTTCATCATGTAAATTTTCTATTGAAGACCTTGAATCATTATAAATTTTTTTATTAGATAATTTAAAATTATTCATTAAATAGTTATTAAAATATCGTTTAAATACATTACTATAATTTTACTGTATATACAAAAATTGTTTTTAAACGCATAAACGCATAAACGCATAAATAAATAAAATATTTAAATAAAAATATTAATTATCTAATAATAAACATTATGGTTGATTATAATATAAATGCAGCTCCTTTATTAACAGACTATAATCATTCAAATGATGGTGTGTCTCCTACAATAAATATAGATGGTTTAAATAATTTAAGAGGTAGTGGTTTATATAATCCAGCTCCAAACTATATACAAACCACTGATAGGGGTCATGCATGGTCTAATATTAATAATTCAAATATAATTTCATCTGAAATGTATGAATCTAAAAAGGGAGATTTATATACAAATCCAAGTGGTGCAGTAGATGTAGAAGGAACGTGGGAAACAAATACAAATTATAACATTAAACCTATATCTGGTGATAATTATGAATATTACGATGAATATCAACGATGGGCTTTAAACGCAATCAGAATATCTGACCCATATATATTACCATTTCTATTTTCAAAAATAAATGTACATTTTATACAAGATTCAGTTAAAGATTATGTAAAAAAATATCGTAATATAACAATAAATACACGTCAAGACACCGACAATTTATTAAATTTAATGTTAAATACATATACATTATTTAATAAGTCCGGTGGTGTATATCAAAATAACGATTGTTCGACAAATACATCACAAAATGACAGTACAAGATTTTCTAGTGTACTTGGTAATTTAAATAAAAATATAATAGAAATATATGTAGACAATGTTTTATCTGGATTAAATATGTATGAATATTATATAAAAGATAAATCTACACTTCCATCTCCACTAACTAATCCCGTATTAATAAGTAATAAAGGTAAAAATGTTTTAGGGTTTGAAGGGTTTTTTTCAGACAATCACGAATTTACAAGAAGTATAAATTCTTTTAATATTAGAGATGTTATACCAGATAAAATTAATAATACAATGTTTGGAAACTAATTTTTTATTTACTTATTCGGTTGATTTATAAAATATTAATTTAATTATAATTTTAATGGATTCAAATAATTCAAACAATGATATTAATATTTATAAATACAAATATGTAGATATTAAAAAAATAAACATAACTGATTTTGAAATAAAATATGATAAAAACAATTTTTTTATTCAAAGTCCTATATTTATAGATTATGAAATACAGAATATTAATTTTAAAAAATATATGATATTAAAATTTGACTATACAAAGCCATCTCATATTAAATTTTTAACATTAATTGATTCATTAGAAATTAAATTAAATAATTATATTAAAAACAAAATAGTAAAAACTCAGATTATAACAAATATTCAAGATATAAAATCATTAAAAACGAAATTATCACAAAACACTGTATATTTTGATATGGATAAAAATAAAGTTAATAAGTTACATAGTAATAAAATATCATTGTTATTTAAATTAGAATTTTATAATTATTATTATTCTTGGAATATATTACAAATATTACAACTAAATTAAAATATAAATTCATTATATAATTTTTCAACGAATATTTGCGTTCCTGAAAATGGAAATAAATTAATATAAATAGGTATTAGTAATGAATATCCAAACATGCGATAAATATACACTTGAAGAATTAAAATTAGAGAAACCAATAAAGGTAGAAGATGTTTATATATCAAATATAAATTTTACTATTCAAACACCGAAATTATTAATCAGCAAAGTTTCTAAAAAAATAACATTATTATTAAATGAAAAAATGGAACAAATACTTTCCGAGTTTGATAATAAAATAATGAGTTTAATTAGTAAAAACTCAGAAGAATTCTTTGAAGATACAATAAGTAATGAAGAAGTCGAAGATATATATAAACATTCTTTTAAACAGTCTAAGATTGATTCTAAGATATCATTGTCAATTAATAAAAAATTAAGTGTATTTAATAAACACAAAGAAAAATTAGAACTATGTTCATTAACGGAAGGTGATATTGTAATATGCTTGATAAAATGTAAAAAGATAGTTTTTTATAAAAGTCACTGTGAACCACTATGGGAAGTATTTCAAATTAAAACAAAAGAACCAGAATTTAAAACTGATAAATATTTATTTAGGGAAGATACAAATGATACTTATGAAGAAAATAATAACTCAGACACAGAAGAAATATGCGATATTAAAAAAATAAAAATGAAAAAATAAAATACGATAGACTAAATTTTAATTAATTTGTTTATTAAATAAAAAAAAAATAATATTTATATTTAAATATAAATGAGTAACTTTTCTGGATTATCAGCGATTTTATCTGTGTCATTCATAGCACTTGTTACAATTCAAATGCTAAAAGATAAATTTGAAATGGTCGAAAATTATGGTGAAAAAGACGAAAATGGAAACGATTTACAACAGGGTGATGCATTTTACTCACATACTACACACAATACCCAACAAAATGTACAAGATAATGCTAGGGCGGTTCCGGTAATTGAAAATTTAAATAATCTTAAACACGGCGAAACACCATTTAAAGCACAGGGTGGGTTTTTCGAAGGTCCTTATATTGCTTCTAATGCAAATGAATTTAGTGGAGTATCAGAAAGTTTCTCCGTCTTTATGAATAGTCTTAACCTGGCCACACCCACAGTGTCCGATTTAGAAGCAATTGGTTCTCAGGGTAAATTTATGCCAGGAGACCCAAGTCAATATATGGGGGATCCAAATGGTGGTCCAAATTTTAATAATGGACGAGCCGCAAATTTAAGTCTTTGCTCACAAAATTTCGGTACATTCGGAGTAGGTTCGGGTAGCGTTGCTTCTTCTTTATTACCTGCACCATCGCAGATGATGGAAGGATTTTCGGATGGTTGCAATGTTACAGATAATTTATTATCTAACCAGGTATTCTTAACTCCTGGTGGAGTAATTGGAACAAATACTAATTCAAGTAGTAGAAATTCCAACAGAGATTTACGCTCTTTACCAGCAAATCCAATGTTACCAGTAGGACCGTGGAATAATAGTACTATCCACCCAGACCTACTAAGAAGACCACTGGAAGGGTGCGGTACATCATTTGGTTTATATGGAACCGGGGCAAATTCAGGAGGAGTACCAACTAGTATACAGTAAATAAAAATAAAAAAATAATTTATATTCTTACTTAAAAATACTTTAATACATTTTAAAAATGGAACATTTAAATAAAATTAAAGTATTTTCAGAACAAATATTACTTGAACTCGGTCCAAGTTATAAAGAAAATATATATGTAAATGCGATGTGTATTCATTTACGTAATGAGAATTTTGTTTTTAGAAGTGAAGTTATTGTACCTATAAATTATATGGGAATACAATTAGGATATGAAAGAGCTGACATCGTTATATATGAACCAGTCAAATGTATAATCGAGTTTAAATCACAAACTCAAAGTATTTCAAAAAAAGAGATGACACAATTAACAAAATATAAACAAAATTTAGAGTTTGAAAATGGTATATTAATTAATTTTGGAAATTTAAATGGAAAATTAGAATATACAACAAACTATGATAAATCTAAAATAGTTATTTAAATTTTTATAATTTACATTTTTCTGATATAAATGGCGCATTATATTCAATTTTTTCTGGTAATATGATTTTGAAATTTTGTTTACTTTTTTTCATTATTTTAAATAAATCTTGTTTAGACAAATTATCATTATATTGAATAGTATCATTTTTAAAAAATTTTACTGAAAATATATTAATATCAAAATATCTCTGGTTAACAGTACCTAATTTTATTTTTTTAATATCTGGAAAATATTTATTAAATTCATTAGAATGAATTATTAATTTTTCCATTGTTAAATTATTTACTAAATTTAACCAAGAATACATTATATTTTTTTTTGAAGATAAAGAAATCGGTTTTAGAAATATTTCATTAAACTCATGTTCCAATGAAATATTTTTATTACTATCATTATATAACATACGATGTTTATGTGTTAATTTAAATATCTCCTGTATATTTTGTTGAATAATATTAAATAGTTTTTTATTTGTTTGTAGATAATGTAAAATTATATTATTTACATCGATAATATAAGTTCCTTCTATCGCAAAAATAACATGAGATAAATTATTATCATTAGCGAAATTTATACATTGTGCCATATCTTCACCAGATGGCCATCCCCATATAGTTTCAGCTTCTATATAACAATTTAATGGATGAGTATGAAAGTTAACCACTGCCAATGGAGTCATAACAGAATCCATCGTACCATTTTTATATTTTAAAGTATCTATTACGGTTTTATTACAGAGTTTTTCATTTTTAGATGTAATTTTACAAGAAGTATCTTTAAATTCAATTTCTCCCGCAGACTCCACATTTAAAAAAAATAACCCAGTTGTATTACCTTTACCTAATAAAGTTTCTTCTATACAATGTCTTGGTATTGTCCACGATACATGTTCTGAATCATGATATATCCTACATTCTTCGATTAATTTTTTACTTTTATTATTTTTCATTATTAATTAATTAATACTTTTTATTTTTAATTAATATACCGATAGTTTAATTAGTTTAATTAGTTTAATTATTTGATAATTATTTGTATAGTAATAACTAATATGTCAGAAACATTAAATGTAAATGTATTAGTAGCGGCAAAAGAAGAATATACAAAACAATTAGTTTATATATTAAGTCCAGAAATTTATAAAGTTTTATTAAATGTTTTTAACGATTCACAATTATTAAAGAAAAAAAGAAGTGTATCATTAAAAAATTTTCAGTTACAATTAAAAAAAATACCTATTTGGAATACTATAATTATTGAAAAAAATACAGAGAATATTAAATCTAAAATACCATATTTATTAGATTTAATTACCGCAATTTTTGTAAGTCATGTTAAAATATTAGCTTGTGTACGTCTAAATGCGGAATCAAAAAGTATTAATGTTAAAGTTCCTAATTTAGATGTATTTTTACACAAAATGATTATTACAATAGCTGAAAAGATATATTATAATCCAGATATTATATTAAGAAAAAAAGATATTGTTATATCTCTTATATCGGAAACAATCGAAGAAACTATTAGAAATCAAATACCTATTGATAAAATTTTATCAGAATATCTATCTGGTGTATTTAATAATGACCAAAATATAATTAAAAATGAAGAACAATTAAAAGAAGAAGAAGAAGAAGAAGAAGAAGAAGAAGAAGAAGAAGAAGAAGAAGA